CGCGAAGTCCGCGTTAACCAGCTCGATACGTTGGCCGCCGCGCTGCATCAGGAGCTTGTCGGCGACCAGTCCCGTCTCGCTCAGCTGCTGGAAACCGATCCGGTCGCATACCTGCGTGTCAAGGAGGAGATGGCTCGCAAAGAGCAGCTTCTCCAACAGGCAGCGATGCATCGCCACCACCTGACGCAACAGCAGGTGGCCGACCAGGACCGCGAGTACCAGGCCTATCTCAAGGCCGAGCAGCAGAGGCTGCAGGAAAAACTGCCGGAGTGGCGCGACACGAAGGTCCGTGACGCCGAATCCCGCGCGATTGCCGAGTGTCTGATCGACGCCGGCTACTCGCAGGAGGAATTGGGCACGCTGGCCGATCACCGCGCCCTGCTGCTGGCCCGCGACGCCATGCGCTGGCGCACCCAGCAGGCGATCAAGGCCAAGCAGACGACTCCGCAGCCGCAGAAGACGGTGCCCCCGGGCGCCCGCAATCAGGCTCCGACCAACCAGCGCGCAGACGAGCTTCGCCGCAAGGCTGCCCGCACCCACAACACTGACGACATCGTCGCCTTCATGCTCGCAAAGGAGCAAAAGTAAATGGCCATCATCACCAACACCTACACCACCTACAGCGCGATCGGTTAGAGGGAGGATCTGTCGGATGTGATCGACATGATCTCGCCGACCGACCGTCCGTTCAGCTCCATGCTGAAGAAGTCGAAGGCGAACGCCCGCTTCTTCGAATGGCAGACCGACTCGCTGGCCACGGCCGCCAACAACGCCCAGATCGAAGGTGACGACGTTGGCTCGTTCACGGCGGTGGCCGCGACCACGCGCTGGGGCAACTACACCCAGATCAGCACCAAGAACTTCATCATCTCCGACACCGAGGAGATCGTCGACAAGGCCGGCCGCAAGTCGGAAATGGCCCTGCAGAAGCTGAAGAAGACCAAGGAGATCCTGCGCGACCAGGAAGTCGCCCTGTGCCAGAACACGACCTACAACGCGGGTGCTGCTGGCACTGCGCGGCAGACCCGTGGCCTGGCCGGCTGGATCACGCAGGGCTCGGTCGGTGCCGGCGTGGGCGCGTTCCCGATCCCGTCGTCCAACACCGCCCCGGTGGCGGGCACGGCGCGTGCGTGGACGGAAGCGCTGCTCAAGGCAGCGCAGCAGGCGGCGTGGACTGCGGGCGGCAATCCGACCACCTGCCTCGTGCGTGGCTCGGACAAGCAGCTGACCTCGGCCTTCGCCGGCAACGCCTCGCGCTTCGAAAAGGCGGAGAGCGACAAGCTGCACGCCGCGTTCGACGTGTACGTCGGTGACTTCGGCGAGCTGAAGATCGTTGCCTCGCGCTTCCTCGATGCGGCTGCCTACCTGCTCGACCTCGACCATGTCAGCCTGAAGACCCTGCGTCCGCTGGAGTCCAAGCCGCTGGCGAAGACGGGCGACGCCGAGAAGATGCTGATGACCTACGAGTACGGCCTCCAGATGGACAACAAGGACGCCCACGCGCAGGTTCGCGATCTGACGTAACCGATTGGCGGGGCTGGCTTCGGCTGGCCCCGCCTCTTTCTCGGAGGTTTCATGGCTGTCATTAGCTTTCCCAACCCGACCACGATTAGCGGCCAGTGCCCGACTTACCCCGACGGCGCGCTCGCGATCACCCCGTCCGATGTGGACACCTACGCGCAGCCGGTCGGCATCCAGGTCTCCGTAGCGGGCAACGTCAAGGTCACGCCGGCCAATGGCGGCGCTGACGTGACGGTAGGCCTGCCTGCGGGCGGCACCCTCGGCTTCCGCGTGCTGGCCGTCAAGGCGACGGGCACGACCGCGACCGGCATTGTGGCGTTCTACTGATGCGGACAACCGGCCTTTGGGTGGACGGCGATAGCGTCGTCGAACGCCGCAGCCAGGACGTCGAGACGAACCTCGACTATGCGAAGGCGCTGCACAACAGCGGCCAGCATGGCTCGAGCGAACTCAAGCATGCCGCGCACTTCCCGCATGCCTTGGTCGAGAAATACATCGCGGCCAACGGCATCAACATGCACGAGTTCATGGTCAACCCGACGCACATCCGCCGGATGCTCAATGACCCGGCGCTGGGCGACTTCCGCATCTGGAAGGGACGAGTCCCGCTCAAATGATCACCGACTACGATTCGCTGCAGCAGGCCGTCGCCGGTCTGTTGGCCCGCGCTGACCTCTCGACCTAGATTCCGACCTTCATCCAGCTTGCCGAGGCGCGGCTAAACCGCGATCTGCGGGTGAGCGCGATGCAGGCCAGCATCACGGGCACGGTGGCCGCGGACAACACGATCGCGCTGCCGCCCGACTGCCGTCAGGTGCAGTCGCTGCGGATCAACGTCGGGGGCGTGTACCAGGAGTTGCACCCGCTGCCGCCCGAACGTTTGGCGGATACGATCGTCAGCGCCTACCCGGTCGGCTACGTCACCGTGGGCCGCGTGGCGACGCTGATCGGTGGCAACGGCACGCCGGACTTCGCGCTGACCTACTTTCAGGCCGTGCCGGCGCTCAGCGATGACGCGCCGATCAATTGGCTGCTGCAACGCGAGCCGGGCCTGTACCTGTACGCCACGATTCTGGAAGCGGCCGGCTGGATCCGTGACGGCGACATCGCCGATGTGGCAACGCGGCAGTACGTGAGCCTGATGGAAGGCGTGACCGCCGAAGATGTGGGCGCACGCTACGGCAACGCGCCCGCGATCGGCAATCCGATCCGGAACGCGCCGTGAGGGTGCCGCTCAAGGGCCTGGCGCCGGACCTCGATCCGACTACGCCGGGCGTCATCGTGGACGGCGACGCGATCGTCCCGACGCTGCAGGGCATTGCTGCCGCCAATTCGCTGGCGGCTACGGGCCAGGCGGCGCTGGCGGCCACACCAACGAGTTCGTACGCCACGCTGCTGTTGGACGGCACGAAGCGCATGTTCGCCAGCACGGCGACCAAGATTTACGAAGCCTCTGGCGGCGTGTGGACCGATCGCTCGCGCGCGGGCAACTACTCCGGCTCGCAGCGCCAGCGGTTCTGCGTGTTCGGCAACTACGTTCTGAACGCCAATCGCGCCGAGGCGATCGGGCAGGCGGCTCCGGGCGGCGCCTTTGCGGACATCGCGGGCGCGCCCAAAGCCTCGATCCTGGTCTCGGTGAACGGCTTCGTCATGGCGTTCGACACCACCGACGCGACCTACGGCGATCGGCCGGACGGCTGGTGGTGCTCGGGGCTGCGCGATCAGACCCTCTGGACGCCTTCCGCTGCAACGCAGGCGGCGAACGGGCGCCTGCTCGACACGCCGGGCCGCATCACGGCGGGCGCGGCGCTAGGCCTCAATGCGGTGGCCTACAAGCCGACCAGCATGTACCTCGGCACCTACGTCGGCCCGCCGCTGATCTGGGCATGGCAGCGCGTGCCGGGCGAAGTCGGCTGCTCGGGCGCGGAATCTGTCGTCGCGGTCGATTCCAAGCACTACTTCGTCGGTCCGAACGACTTCTACGTGTTCGACGGCAACGTGCCGCAGCCGCTCAATGCGCCGCTCCGGGAGTGGTTCTTCAACGACCTCAATCAGAGCTACCGCGCCAACATCATCGGCGCCGTGGATCTGCCGCGGTCGCTGATCTACTGGTACTACCCGAGCACCGATTCGACCAGCGGCGCGCTGGATTCGGTGCTGATCTACAACTTCCGCACCGATCAGTGGGGCAAGCAGGCGCGCAGCATCGCGGTTCCGGTGCAATACACCTCCGGCGCGGTCACGTACGACGGCCTGGGCGCCAGCTACGCGACCTACGACGCCTTGCCGGCGATTTCGTACGACTCGCCCTTCTGGGCGGCCGATCAGACAGTCCCCGCGGTGTTCGTGGGCACGTCGCTCTACTCGCTGACGGGTTCGCCGGGCGCGTCCTGGCTGCAGACGGGCGACTTCGGCGATATGACCCACTACACGTTCCTGAAGCGCGTGACGCCGCGGTATCGGGCCACGCCGAGCACTGGCACGGCGACCAACTATTACCGCGACACGCTCGGCGAGACGGCGACGCAGGACAGCACGGTCACGATGAGCCGTAAGCGCTACGACTTCCGCCGCTCGGCCCACTGGCATAGCGTCCGGCTCGATCACACCGGCTCGGCGACCCTCGACGGGCTCGATGTAGACCTCGGCGGAGCGTCGAAGGAATGAAGCTGCCCGAGCCGTATCTGCCCAGCGACATGCCGGGGCTGGTGGGCCAGCTGACGCGCTTGTGGCGTCAGTTGCAGACGCTGCTCGGCACCGTTGATTCGGGCGTCTACACGCCGACCACGACGCTGACGACCAACGTCACCACCGCCACCGGCTTCTCCGGCCAGTGGTCGCAGGTCGGCAACACGGTGACGGTGAGCGTGCGTGTGGACGTGACGCCCACCGCGGCCGGAACGGTCGTCGTCGGCCTGGCGCTGCCGGTCGCCGCGAACCTCGTCAACTTCAGTGATCTTGCGGGCAGTGGGACGGCGGTGCAGGGCACCAATTACCTCGGCGTGGCCGTGAGCGCGGACCCGACGCCGGACGCGGCGAAGTTCAGCTTCCAGGCGCCGAATACGTCCGTGCACCAGGTCTGGATGACCTTCACCTACCGACTGTCGTCCTGATGGAATTGACCCTTGTCCCTCCGGCCGGCGTGCGCCAGGCGTGGCCGCTGATCCTGCCGTCCCTGCAGGGGGTGCTCGCCAAGACGCAGGACGACTGGATCCCGGAGGACGTGTACCACGCGCTCAAGTCCGGCGAGGCGGCCTGCCATCTGGGCACAGGCCCGCAAGGCTTCTGCGGCATCCTCATCACCACGCGCACGCAAACTGAGTTCAGTGGCACCTCCGCGCTGCATGTGTGGATCGTCCACAACGCGGGCGAGGCTGACGTGCTGGAAGCGGGCCTGCCCATGCTCCGCGAGATGGCTAAAAAGGGCGGTTTCGCCCGCATTACCTTCGGTTCACCGCGCCCCGGATGGGCCAAACGGTTTCCCCTCGTCTCAGCGACCTACGAAATTCCGATGGAGACTCCCTGATGTCCAGCGGCGGCAAGAAGCAGTCCACGACCACCACGGTTTCGAATGACGCGCCGCCCGAATGGGCCGTGCCGTACTTCAAATAGAACCTCGACATCGCCGGGAAGGTGCTGAACCAGCCCTACCAGGCGTACACGGGCCAGCGCGTGGCGGGTGTGGGGCAGCTGAACCCATATGCGAGCAACCCGTACACGGATCAGCTCGTCAAGCAGACCACGGGCGACATCACGCAGGCTTACCAGCAGGGCGTGCAGCCCTCGCTGATGGCGCAGTTCAACGCGGGCGGTGCTTACGGCGGTTCCGCACACCTGCAGGCGCTGCAGGGTGCGCAGGACGCTTACGCGCACCAGCTCGCCGAGGCCTCGACCGGCATCCGTGGCCAGCAGGCCGACGCGCAGCGCGACGCCTGGACCCAGATGATGGGCCGCAACCAGGCCGCAGATGATGCGCAGTACCAGCAGTATCTCGACCAGCGCGATTTCCAGGCCAATCGTCTCGGCCTCATGTCCAACGCGCTCGCCTCGATCAAGGGCGGCACGTCGAGCGGGTCGCAGACCGGCGCCAATCCCAACTACCGCAGTGCCAGCCAGAACACGGCGACCTATGCGGCCATCCTCGCTTCGATGTTCGGGAGCTGACGCATGCTGCTCAGTCCTGCCGCGTACCAGCAGATCGACTTCCCACTGAACTCGCCGTTGCTCACGCCCCGCGTGGCGCCCACGCCGCTCTATGCGCGCCTGTTCGATCGCTTCGGCCCGGCCTCCGATCCGAACAGCCCCTACCAGCCGCAGGATGCGGATAAGAAGCGCATGTTTCGGCAGGGTCTGCTCGCATTCGCCGCAGCGTCTGCAAAGGCCAACGGCGGCAATCTCGCCGACTCGCTCGCGTCTGGGTTGCTGGCGGCCAATGGCGCGATGCAGGACGGCTCGCAGCAGTACGCCAACGACGCCTACCGCGCGGACATCATGAAGCGCACACAGGCGGAAATGGCGGCAAACACCGCCAAGCAGACGGCCTACAGTCACCTATATGGCGATGACGGCCAACTCAATCCGGCGGGCGTGCGCGAAGTGCAGCAGGTCGATCCGCAGGGCTATCTAAACCTGCATGACAAGCTGTATCCGCAGGAAACCGCGTGGCAGCCGAAGGACGTGAACTTCAACGGCGCGCAGGGCACGGTGCTGTGGAACGCCAAGACTGGCGAGATGCGTACGCTGGACGGCCAGCCGTTCGCGGCGAGCAACGTTGCGTCGGCTCCGCAGACGGGTGCCGCGGGCTCACTGCTGGGCGGGGCGCTCGACAAGGCGGTTGAATCGGTGGAGTCGGGCGGGAACCCGCTCGCGGTGTCGTCCGCGGGCGCGGTCGGTCCGATGCAGACGCTGCCGGGCACGCTCCGCGATCCGGGTTTCGGCGTTGCGCCTGCGAAGGATGGTTCGGTCGCCGAACAGCGCCGCGTTGGCCAGGACTACCTGCACGCACTCACCGGCAAGTACGGCGTGCAGGGTGGCCTCGCCGCCTACAACTGGGGCCCTGGCAATTGGGAGGCCGCGCTGGGTCGCTACGGCTCGCCTGACGCCGCGTTGGCGCATGCGCCGGCCGAGACTCGCGCGTACGTCCCGAAGGTGCTTTCGCAGACGGGAGGTCAGTCGAGCGGCCTGCCGTTCGGGTTCGCGCCGAAGAAGCCCGAGAAGCTGTCCACCGTCGACCAGCGCAAGCAGGACCTGGCGGACATGGAGGCCAACGGCATCAAGGTCACGCCGTCGATGCGGAATCAGTACCTCATGACCGGCAAGATGCCGGGCGAGGATGGCGGCGCCACGGCTGCCAATCCGACCGAAGGGCTCGATCCCGCAACTGCGGCGCTGGTGAAGAAGATCGCCAACTACGACGCGCTCCCCGCGAGCCTCGGTCGCGCTGGCAATCGAGCGGACCTGATCGGCCGCGCCGCGATGTTGAACCCCGACTACAACGAGGCCAACGCGAAAGAGGCCTACACCTTCAAGCAGGACATGGGGCGCAGCTCGCCGCAGTCGGCGGGTGGGCAGGTCACGGCCGCGAATACCCTGATGCACCACCTCGGCGCGTTGATGCGTGACAACAAGGCGCTGAATGATGCTGGCATCAATTCAGGCTCGCCGATGCTCAACAAGCTGTCCGGCGCAATGAGCCACCAGCGCGGCGTCGCGGCGGTCAACAACTGGAACCAGGCGCGCCAGCTTGTGGCCGAGGAAGTGGCGAAGCTGGTGAAGGGTGGTGTCGCCACGGAAGGCGAGGTGAATGGACTCATGGCGCAGCTCGATGCTGCCAATTCGCCGGAACAGCGCAACGCCGCAATCCTGCAGCTCGCCGAATTGGCGCATGGCCGCCTATCCGCAATCGCAAGCCACCGCGATCAAGTGCTGGGCGACATGGGCGCGAGCGTGCAAATCCTGTCGCCCGAGTCGCAGCGCCTGTATGACGCCGTGCAGCGGCTGTCAG